CTATCACTTCGGTGACTCGGTTGTTCGTGTCTAGAAATGCGTAATGTGCCATAAGTATTCTCCTATTCTATGCCCACGACACATTGCCTGTGCCAGCGGTAATCGTTGCTCTTTTGTATCCACCTGACGCAGATGATTCTGTGCCAGTAAGTCCTGCGCCGATAGTGATAGTGCGTGTATCTGGGTAGCGCAAGATGACTACACCGCTACCACCGTTACCGCCAACGGTGTTAGTTGTGTTATCTGCACCAGCGCCACCACCACCGCCACCACGATTTGCTACTGCATCTGAACCATTTGTATTTTGTGCGCCACCGTTACCGCCACCACTATCACCACTACCACCTGACGAAAATCCACCGCCACCACCGCCACCTGAATATGTAACAGATGAACCCGTAATAGAAGTTGCTCGCCCAGCACCACCATTTGCACCCACATCTGATGTTGAACCATTGCTACCAACAGCAGCAGCACCGCCACCGCCACCGCCATTATTTGATGTGCTACCGTTACCACCCGCAAAACCTTGACCGCTAGGTGAAGCACTACCACCGCTAGAATCAGTAGCACCACCGCCACCTGAACCACCACTTGCACCATCACCAGTTGCGCCACCACTTACAACCGCTTTACCGCCACCACCACCACCCGTAGAAGTGATAGTTGAAAATACACTATTGCTTCCGTTTGTGCCAGTTGTTTCATGTGCGCTGCCACCACCGCCACCAACGGTAACAATGTAATTTTCGCCAAGCGAAACTGTTAATGCTGTTTCAAGTGACCCTGACCCACCTGTTGCCGTGACAGTTGAACGCATACCGCCTGCACCACCACCGCCACCGACTCGGTGTGACGGATATTCACCACCGCCGCCGCCGCCGCCACCGCCAGCGACAACAAGATAATCAACAGCAATCGTATTATCGTATGTTGCTGCAGGGATAGACACATGACTCGAAACATACCCACGGTCACGAACACGACTATTCCTAGACATCAGAAAGTAATCGTTCCACTAGCAGTAAAAGTATAAACAGTTCCCGACACGGTTGGTGAACCAGTCGTAGATGCAGCGACTTGTCCAGCGTCAATGATGACCACACCACTACCACCAGCACCACCGCTTGTTGAGCGACCACCACCGCCACCACCGCCAGTATTTGCTGAACCTGCCGTTGCTGCACTTCCGCCTTGAATTGACCCTGTGCCACCGCCACCGAGACCGCCAGCGCCTGCGACTGCAAATGCACCACCACCGCCACCGCCACCGTATGAAACACTTGCGCCACTAATTGTTGTAGTTATTCCTGCACCACCAGCGCCACCCGTCAAAGGTGTTAATAAATTTGTGCCACCAACTGCACCAGCACCACCACCACCAGCGCCAGCACCACCACCACCAGCCGTATAGTCACCGCCTGCAAAACCTTGATTTGCTGTGCCTGCAGCACCTGTAGTTTCGCCTGAATCGGAATGTGCGCCACCACCCGAACCACCAGTATTCGCTGCGCCTGTAGTACTTGTGTTGTTAAATGCGCCTCGACCACCACCAACAGTTGAAATGGTTGTGATATTGCTACCAGCAATAGAACTTGTTGAACCGTTCGTGCTTGCTTGTGGTGCTGTCGTACCGCCGACACCGCCAGCGCCAATCGTCACCGTGTAAGCCACGCCTGCGACAACTGCAAACGGCGTTTCTAAACTACCGCCACCACCCGTTGCATCTTTTGTGCAACGCAAACCGCCAGCACCGCCACCGCCGTCACCACTTGTACCGCCACCACCGCCACCGCCAGCAACAACAAGATACTGTGCAACTAAAGGTTTATATGCGGCTTCGACTTCGTACGCCGACACATAGCCCTGCGACCTAGTGCGAGCCACTATGACCCCAGTAGCAGTTGTGCTTCTTGCTCAGTAATACCAAGTTTTGTTAGCAACGCTTCACGGGCAGCCTGTCTAACGACAAGTGCTTCAGCCTGCGCTACTGCTTCGGCTCGTTGTGCTTCAATCTGTGCCACCTCAGCAGAAGTAGCGTTACGAACTTCGCCATCTATTTGAACTTTGTATGTTGCCATCATCTACCTAACTGTTCGTGTATCCGTAAACTCGGAGAGTTCCACCTGTAATCGTTCCGCTACTTACTGTCAAAGTAAACGCCGTGTAACTTGTTGCGTTATCAAGATAACCGCCACCTGAAACATTAGTTCCGCCTGTAGCAACAGCAATATTTTCATATTGAACAAGTGTGCGACCAGCGACATTTGGTTGCTGTATTTGGATAATTGCACTCAAACCATCAGCACGACCATTACCGACCCTAACAAATGATGCAGCGTTCGTAGCAGTTTCGGTAGTAAAAGTACCTGTACCAAAAGCCTGATATGCGTTGTTGTAATAATAACCTGTTGATGTTGCACCCAAAGTTAAATCCAAATTAGGCGTAGATGAAGCAAGACCGCCCGACAAAATTATCAAATAGTTTTCGTAAGTTGCAGAAAACGCATTAGAAACCGTCACACTAGAAACGGTTGTACCAATAGTTTGTGCTGTAACCAGAACTAGTGCAGATTGAATACCTGTAGGAACAGCCTGAACAACCTGCGCACTCGTATAGCCGTTAGGAACACCCACGATTAGACCGTGATTCTATTAACGAAACCGTGAATCATAATCACATTCGCAGTACCAGCAAACGCCTTAACAACCTTCGCCGTAGCATTACCCTGCAACAAGAACCCTGGAATCACCGTCACCAAACCAGCCTCAGGCAAAACAGTCAACTCGATATTGCCATCAGGTGCATCAGCCTGACCCCACTCAATCGTCAACTTAACCGAAGAAGCCGACGAGTTCACCGCATACAACCAAACCTCATCAATCGTTGTTGCTGTAGTCGACGCTGTATGAATCGTTGTACCAGCAGTTGCCGTAGCAGCAACCTTGACAGCCAAACCCGTACCAGTAGTACCCGCTGGCTGTAAACATAATTTTGTGAAAGTTGCCATTGTTGTCCTTTAGCTGAATATCTGTGAACCTAATACTAACTGATCAGAGTCACCTGCAACACCGCCTGAAACTTCAGCCCATACCGCACCGTTATAGAAGTAAAGAGTGTCGTCAGCATCAATGTATGCGAACATTCCTTCTGCCAAAGTTGCTTCGCCGGAACCACCGAACGCTGCATCTCTAGCTGCTGTTGTAGCGAACCTCATGATGGTTTGATCCATCAAAAAGGTGTTTACTTGTGCTGCGGTCAGTGTGTCGCCACTAACGAAAAGTTTGGATCCTGCGCCTGCCATATTGATTCCTATACTAGCCCAACATCAACATCGTCAAGTTGGGACTGATCGAGTATAAATGCGGTCAAGAGTTGAGCCTGACCCAAACCAAATACTATCCGATGATCAGATGGTGTGATGTCGTGCGTGACAGACTCGATGAACACTGATTCGGTGCGGCTGAGTGGCAATCCAGTGGAGTAATTTTTAGTCACTGAAACGACCGACCCAACATCAAGTGTCAGCACAGTCGGCCACAAAGCCGAACCACAAGCATTCAAACTGGTCGAGATCTCATCGAAGCGAATCTTTGGTTCCTTGTATTTGTTGAGAAGGTTCGTCGCCAACGCTGTACCCGCCGCCTCATCCACCAACGGCACTTGTAAGAATGACAAGGTTTGCACACCGTACTGTGTTTGGCTTGCTGTGTCAGACGCGATTGATCCTGCTGTGCCACCATCAACATCTATCTGCACACGGTTGAACAATGTTTCTTGACCGTATGCGACACCGATCGCCAAGATAGGAATCTCGTTTGATGCTGTACCGCCGAACGATGCGATGGCGGTTGAAAAGGTGAACGAGATTCTCGGATCAAACACAATCTGGTTGCGACGGTTCGCGAAGAGTCGTCCGTCCTCAGCGATCGCGACAGCCTGCAACGCACCCAAAGTGTTCGTGTTGTCCGTGTAGGCAACCGTGCCACAGGTTGCGACACCTGTCGAGATGTCTCGTAACGCTGTTGAGAAGTTCACCTCTGGTCGATCCAAGATCGCTGACACACGAGCCGAAGTTAGTTGTGAAGAAGGTTCGAAGGCGGTGATTGCGGTGCGTGACAGTTCATACAATCCGTCAGCGGACACGATGGTTGCGAACGACAGGTTCGGCATCTCATAGGTGATGTCAAGGTCGGTGATCGCACCGACGAACAGTTCGGCTGTACCGGCAAGAATCTTGATTGCCCGTCTCGGAGCCAAATCCAAGTTGCCTTCGTACCAAGTTGATGCGGTGTTCGCTGGGTCAAAAAGTCGACCTGATGCACGATCATCAGCCAACACACGACAAGTGCCAGGTGAGAACTGATCCAGTTGACTGTTGCGGCCACGCTGAATCGCAACACTCAACACATATTCGGTTGCATCCACAAAATCGGTTGAACCATCCAATGTGTCTGTGCCATCCAATGTTGATGTGTCAAGAACAAACTCGTCAGCAATCGCACCCACATCCAACAAAACCGAATACTCTTGACCCCACTTCAAAGTCTTAGGCATAATTACCTTCTCGGCGCGAAGCCAAGTTTGTCAATCGCAAACGCATCAACCGCCGTGTACTGCTGCAACAGTTGCACAATCTGCCGACCAGCCTCAATACCGTTCGTCCCAACACCCGTGTTCACCACAATCGTTGGTCCACTATTCACACCAGGTTGACCTGGAGGCATTGCCGAAGGTGTCGGCACCATCGGCAAAGATGGAATAAACGGATTTACGCCGCCTGTTGCGGTTGGTGCAGTTGGCAAAGTTGGAATCTCTAAAGTTTTGTTCGGCATCAAGGCAGCAGCTGCAGCGACTTTGGCGATCGCTTCGGCAAGATTCTCATAGGCTTCAATCTCTCGATCAAGCGCATCAGTCAAACGATCTGATGCTTCTTGTTGACGGATCTTTGCGTCATTGACCGCTTTCAAGAATATGTCGTAAGTTGCCGATCCTGCAACCGCACCGAACACCGCTTCATTCAATTCAAGTTGAGCCTTCTTCAATCCATTCGTTGCTTCAAACTGTGAATCGCTTGCGTCGGCGACAGCCAACTTCGCTTGCGCCAAATTAATTTCGGCTTCACGGATTGCCTGCGCACTTGTCTTCGGATCTTTGCGAAGTTCAGCAAGTTTTTCTTCGGCTTCACGAACCGCAAATACCGATTCCTCAACTCGATACCCTGCCTGCTCGACTGAGCGTTGCGATTTTGACAACTCGCGCTGAGCCTTTTTCGCTTCGTCAGAATCCGCACCATATCCAGAGACCGCTTTGTTGAAGTTCTCTTGAGCGGTTGCAAGATCGGTGTTCGCTTCATCCAAACCTTTCTGCGCTTGGATCGCTGCCTTTTGTGCAGATGTAAACGACTTCTGCGCGGTAGTCGACGACTTCAACGCCGAGGTGTACTTCTCCAACTTTTCTTTGGCTGTTGCAACAGTCTTCGCTACACCGCCACCAGTTTTGACCTGTTCTACATCTGCCTCAGTTTTCTTGACAGTCGCTCCTGCAGCGCGTTCCAAAGCATCGGCAGTACCGATGATTCGAGGCAACGCTGCAGCCTGAACCGCAGCAGCCTTAGCGGCAGCCTCACGAAGTTTGTCAAACAACCCAGGTGTGCGTTCCAACGCACCATTGATTCCTTGTTGCGCCGCTTTGAATGCTAACGACGCTGCGGTCGCTTTCAAAGTCAACGCCACATTGCCGGTCAACGCACCAACCAAAGACACCGTCAACGCAATAGTTCGACCAATGTCAACAAACTGTTTTAAGAACTCCAACACACCGATAGTCATCTGTTCCAATGTGTCAACAAAGGTCACTCCCATGTCACCCATCGAATCAATCGCAAACCCGATTGACATGACGACGCCGTGTTCACCGATGTTGTCTGCAAACGCTTTGACGGCAGGCACGATGTTGTCGTTGATGAATCTGACAAATTTTTCAAAGACTGGCAGTAACAACTCACCCAAGGTTGTGACGATGTCGTCGATGGATGCTTTGAGGATTCTTTGCTGGTTAGCCAACCCGCCAGAGGTTCTCTCGAAGTCGCCTTGTGCGTCGGTTGTTTGACGGAGCAATAGTTCGGATGATGCAAGCACCTTTTGTTGTGCCGACAGCGCACCGTTGCCTTGATAGATTCCCATCTCCAATGCGACCTGTTTCAAGGCCGCATCGTTCATCAAAACACCGAAGCGACGGATCGGTTCGGCTTCTCCTCGTAGCGCGGCACCAAGCGCAAGCACCGCTTCTTCTGGTGAAGTGTTATTGAATGACGCCAAGTCGGTTGCAAGTGTCACGAACTTCGTTGAGAAGTCGGCGAGTTCTACTCCAACCAAACCTGCGGATTTGCCGAAAGTACCGAAGGTCGCTGCGGCGTCAAGTGCTTGTTGTCGAGTTTGACCTAAAGACCTGGCGGCTGAATCAGCGAACTCTTGGACTGTTCGTGCTGCGTCTCCGAAGATGACATTTGTTTTAGATATTGTTTCGTTGAGATCTGATGCCTTTTGTACGGCAACAAACGATGCGGCTCCGACTGCGCCGATCGCAGCACCGGCAATGAACGCCGCTTTCTTTACAACATCAAATGCGCCACCAATAGCGTTGCCAACGGTCTGAAGTTGACCGAGAGTTTGTTGACCTTCGCGACCAAGTTTCTTGAACGCCGCAATAGCACTATCGGCGTTGCCGAGAATCGTAACTAAGAATTTGCGCTCACCTGCCATGGTGAACGCAATTCTACTCAGTTAGCAGACATCCGTTTACGCAGCTCAGCCCACTCGCGTTGCATGTCTTGATGTATCTCTGATTGTGTCATGCCGTCATATTGTGACAAGTCGATTGGTGCATCCCACCATTTCGGATCTAGAACAACTTTTGCCCACTTGCCACTCTTTGTTTGACGAGTTGTGCGGATGTTTGGTGTAGAGAATGTGCGTGTCGGTGCAGCGATATCTGTGATCGTCGGGTCAAGGAATCGCCAACCTGAGTGATGTGTGTGGAATGGTTGACCTGCTTCGTGTTGTGGTAGGTAGAAGATGCGGGCTGGGTCTTTGGTTGCTGGGTCGCCTTTGAGACGAAGTCGCTCATGTGTCTCATGCCAGACTTCTTCCCAGTTTTGTACTGGCACAGCCTGCTCGAATGGGATGACGATGTGCCAGTGTGGGTCGTTGTCGCGATGTGACCAGGTTGTGTAGGCGAAGTGTATATACGATCCGAGATCGGCCTGCTCGAATGCTTCACCGTCAAGGTCGGCGACTAATGCCCAAACATGTTGCACATTGCGGTTGCCACGAGTTGTGTACTGGCGGTAGGTGACTGGCGAATATAGTGAACCGTCTGATTTGTTTGCTCGTTCTTGGTGGACACCGAGCATGGCTGCGAAGTCCATCCATGATGTGGCGATGGTCTTTGGGTAGATGGACTTAACCGATGGGAACCCGACGACTTCAAACATTGTGCAGAACCTCCTAGGTTCAGGATAGCGAATCCTAAGCCAAATGCAAGTATCAGCTGATGCCCAGTTCTTTTACGACTCTGTCTATGCCATCTAGGTATTCTTTGGCTATTGCGTTCTTGCGTTTGCGAACGGTCGGCCAGAAGAAGTAACCGGACTGACCTCGATGCCTGAGGAACTGTTGAGTGGTTGGTCTGGCACCGCCACCAAACTCTGCACCGAAGAAAACATCGCTTCGAGTGACCTTTCTTTTGCGTTTACTTGGCGGTCTTGACTTTGATGGAAACGGCGACGATCCTCTCAGTTCCAAAGTTGGAAGCCGTTCGGATTTGATTACTCGGAATCCTTTTGCGACTGCTAGTGCTTGTCTTGCTCGACTAACTGTGCCGGCTTCAATGATCACCTTTTGTTTCAGATCTTCGGCGATTATCGCTCCGACCTTGCGCATTTCTTTGTTGAACTGTGGACTCTTTTGTTGAAACTTGCGCATCGTTTCAAACAAGTCTTTGACAACGACAGTGTTCGCTCCGACCGCCGCGCTGCTACCACTACCAAGTGTCGTACCTGTGTCGCCTGGCAGATTAGGGAATGCTGAAGTAAACGCCATCACTAGATCCTTTGCGGTGGACTGGTTTTGATGCTCTTCCAGCGCAGATAGCCGAGCATCGTGTAAAGCATCCTAGGTGATTCTTGTAGAAGTAGATGTGGTGCGATGTGTGTCTCGCAAGCCAGGTATGCGATCAGCCAGTGGGCTGAGGACTCTCCAAAGGGACGATCACCGCAGAATCGGTTCCAACCTCCACACTCTCGACTGTCTCAATCCATTCTTCAAACTTCATCGCAGTTCTCTTCGTGCGCTTCTCAGCGTGCCACGCCAACCAGGCAAGGTCGGTGAGGCGTAGTTCTGTTTGGAAGTTTGCGACCGAACGATTCTTCTCTGTTTCAAATGCGATGAAGTCGGCGAACTGTGCAATCACTTTTGTGGTGACAGAGTCGAGCGTTGTTACTTCTAGGTTGATTTTCATTCTTACCTCCTGATTGTTTATTTAAGAATTATGCGCCAACTGATCTTGTGATTGCTCCGCTGATTGGCCAAGTTACATCGGCTGTGTTCAATTCACCGACAGCACCGTTCACTGGAGTGAACTCGACGCACAAAACCTGGAAAGTCAGATGTGGTGTAGCCGATGATGCTGCTGCTGTGCCTGCTGGTTTCACAATCATCGTGACGGCAGTTGAACCGATCAATGGCATGATGAGTCCATCGATTGCGCTGTAGTCGTTATGCAACGAGAGTGTCACCGAGTTGTCAATCAAACCTGAGACGCGAGTTACTGCACCACCACTACCGAACGAAGTTGTTGGTACTTCGGCTGCCGAAGTTGAAACAGTTACTGCTGCAACATTTGATGTGATGTCTGTGCCGTTGAGTGAAACATTCGCGTTTGTGAGAACTAACTTTGCCATGATTATTTTTCTCCTGCCGTTGTGGCTTTCGAGGTTGATTTATCTGCGACCAAGACAATGCGACCCGATTGCACTAGAGAGTCTAGATGGTCAATCTCGCTGCCAT